GCAGAGTGGTGGAATGAGTGGGAAATTAGACCGTACACAATGAATGTGTATATCATGGTTGATCCCGCTAATTCAAAAAGCAAGACATCAAATAGGACGGCTATTGCTGTTGTTGGTGTTGACGCAAACTACAATAAGTATCTTCTAGACGGGGTGTGTCATCGCCTTCAGTTATCTGAAAGGTGGGATACCTTAAAGAAAATACGAAAGAGATGGAAAAGGGCGCAGGGAGTTAGGGAAGTGAAGATTGGGTATGAGCGGTATGGAGCCCAGTCGGATATAGATCATTTCAAACAGATGATGACTATCGAGGGAAGTTCATTCCCCATCTACGAATTAAACTGGGTAGGTGGCGGAGGTTCTCAATCCAAAAAAGACAGGATACAAAGACTAGAGCCTGACCTGAAAGACGGCTCTTTCTTTTTCCCTTACCCAACTGATAAAAGAAATCTCACTTCAGCGCAAGAAGATATGATTGAGAGAAATCAAGATTTCTTGATCTCCAGAAAAATAAACTGTATAGATGAAGAGGGAAAGGTTTATGATGTGACGGAGTGGATGAGGAATAATGAATACAATTTATTCCCCACGGTGCATCCTGATTTCTTAGATGCCATGTCAAGAATTTATGACATGGACCCCATCCCCCCGATAACACGATCTTATAGAACCTTAGAACCAGCGAGAGAGGCTACTTATTAATGGCTAGGAAATTCAGAATAGGCAGTAGACGTTCTTATAGCCCACGAAGAGTTGCCTACCAAATGACCAATGGACGTAGGTTTTATGAGAAGAGAGGGCCAAACCAAGGAGCCTACGACACAAAGTTTCCATATGTTCAACCTTATTACTGGGTTGATGGATACACAGAGGTAGATTAATTATGGCGAGTATTACGACAAGGGCTGGGAAGGGCTCTCCACTTACTCATGATCAGGTAGACGATAACTTTATTAACCTTAATGATGGGAAGATAGAGCTCATACAGAATGTTGCAGATACTGGTGTAAGTATGGACAAGACTGCAGATTTCATACTGTACCTTGACGCATCATCGAATACTACAAAAAAAATTCTCGCTAGTAATTCCAGCTTTGTTGAAAGAGCGTTGGCTATGAAAGCCATACCAGACACTCTTGAGTTATATGTTGGAGATGGAATCGCTAGGATGGTAGTTCCCAGTACGCTTGATGGATTAAAATTAAATTCTATAGGGGCGCATGTATTCACTGCTGGGAGTTCTGGATCTAACACAATCATGCTGTATAACGAATCAAAGAGCGTGGATATTTTGACTACTGGAGTGATTATAGAAGTATCCGAAACCGACTCAAGCACTTCAGGTACGCCGCCTCTTATAAGTTCAAACAACACTGTAAACACAGCAGATGTTTTAAGAATTGATGTTGATACCATATCGACTGGAGCAAAAGGATTAGAAGTCAGAATGGTCTTCAAGTGATTTCTGAAGGCTTAAATAAATTAGATGACATGGTGAAAGAAGATATAGAAATTTGCCGTGTTGAAATTCCAGAGCATTCTCAATTTTTGTTGGATGCGTATAGTAAGTATTACTCAACTGCCACAGATTCTTTTATGGGGTTTTCCGTTTGGAAGAATGCAGTTTTTTGCAGCTTGAGAACAAAGTTTGTAACGGAAGTTAACATGGATCTTTCTAAGAATGCAACTACAAGAGGATAAATTTAATGCTCAAAGAATGGGTAATGAACAACAGGATGTTAGCGGTAATAATCGCTGTAATTATTTTGTCCGTGCTATGGCACTTAGTCTTTGGTGGAGCACCGTCGTCGGATGTACCAGCCTAAAAAAAGCAACCATGATCGGAGGCGGAGCACTGATTCCCGGTGCAATTGCCTCAGTTGCGACATCGGGGAGTGCTCCTGTACTACTGGCCTCAGCGGTAGGTGCCTCTGCGACGAGTGTGGTTGCGGACGTGATGACACCAACGAAAGGAGGCAACATGCCTACAGCAGCTAATTGTGCGCCTGATAATTTTTGGACATTGTTGGGTGGCATCGTGGAAATGGGCGGAATTTATCTCATTGCAATCGTGTTAATTCCCATGATTGCAGGGTGGTTATTACCCGGTCCATTGGAGAGAAAGAAAAAGAAATGAACATCGACGCTAAATTTTTTGGTGCAATCCTATTTCTGATAGCACAGACCAGTGGTGCAATCTGGTGGGCTTCCTCCCTAGACGCGGAAGTAGAAAGGTTATCTGGTATACAAGGTGATGCCATTCCTGCTTTAGAGGCTGAAGCCGTCAAATGCGGTACGGCCATACACGATCAGGGTCAACAGATTGAGCGTATCAAGGAATTGACCGCTGAAACCTCTGGTTTAGACGTATTGGCCTTCAAGGTTGAGGAATTGCGTAAAGAAATCTCTAGCCTGAGAGATGTGGACAAAGATATTATGACGCAGCACGAAAAAATCTTTCAATGGATGGCAAATTCTAATCCGTCACAAACGAAAGGCAACCCGTATGATTGAGCTATACGAAGGTTAAGTAGTGGAAGAATCAGCACTCACTATCTCAGTTAATTCTTTCTCTCCATCTGTAAATGTTGGACCTAAATTAGTTCCAGTACCAGAAATATTCTGTGCAGTTAATGCAGACAAAGAAGATATAAGAAGAAATATGAAAGCCAACTTGAAGAAAGGTTTTCCTCAAGTTGTTCCTTATGAAACGCAATGGAATAAAACTGTTGCGTTAGTGGTCGGTGGGCCGTCCTTAAACGATACTCTTGATTTGTTAAAAGAGAAGCATAGGGATGGAATGCCGGTAATAACAGTGAATGGCTCTTACAAGTATTGTATGGAAAACGGAATAAGGCCATCTGCTTTTGTTATGTTGGATAGCAGAGAATTCAACAACAGGTTTGTTGATCCTCCGCACAAAGAGTGTAAATACTTTATAGCGTCCCAGTGTCATCCATCTGTCCTTGATAAATTAGATGGGTATGATGCCTATCTTTGGCACACTGCTGGACAGGAAGAGTATCAGGATATTTTAGATGAGGCGTATGGGGAAATGCATAAAGATTATTTTCCTATACTGGGGGGATCTACAGTAACTTTAAGAGCTATTCATTTAATTAGATTACTTGGGTTTCCAAAATTTGAGATTTTTGGATTTGACAGTTGCATCATGGAAGACCATCACGCTTATTCTCAACCAGAGAATAATAATGAAAAGGAGATTGAGATTCATGTTGCTGGAAAACAATTTTTGTGTACGGTAGCGCATTATCATCAAGCGAAGGAATTCGTTCAAATGGTCAGCGCCACCGGGGACCATTACGATATGATAATTCACGGTGAGGGTTTGATATCCCACATTGTACGAAGCCCGGAAGCATTAAAGGAGGCAGCATAAATGGCGGCTACTGCATGGAGTTTTTATAATAGTTTTAAAGAAAAATTAGGGAATGCGGTATTTGATCTAGACGCTTCTACTCCCAATTTCAGGATGGCATTATTTACTAATAGCGCCAGTACCAACGCTAACAATGTAGCGTTATCTACTTATGCGTCTATCGCAAACGAAGTAGCTAATGGTAATGGCTATGCTACTGGTGGAGTGTCCGTATCTGGAAGGACGTGGGCTTCTACAGCAACGAATAAGTACAGATGGGATGCTACGGCTGTAGTTTGGACTGCAACAGGTGGTGATATAGCTAATGTCAAGTACGCTATTATCTACAAGTCTGGAGGAGCTTTGGTTTGCTTTTCCAAGCTATCGACATCTCATTTTACTTTGACGCAAGATAATACGTTGACTATAACTCCAAATGCCAATGGCATCTTTGAGTTAAGTTAGGAGAGATTAAATGGGAATCGAATCAGCCACATATATTTCACAACTTAGCGCCACTAATCCGCTAGGTACAGACCCTGTTTCAGAGGGCGATCAACATTTGCGTTTAATCAAGTCTGTTTTGCAGTCTCAGTTCACAAATCTTGGGACTACAGCAGTTACTGCAGATGCAGCTACATTAAACACCAACCCTAATGCAGCCGCTGTAGCCATGGCGATTGCCCTCGGAGGATAACCTATGGCTAATGACTTTCAAATACAAGCTAAACAGTTAACAACTTCGTTTGCTGAATTCGTTCCGGGTATAGATACAGCAACGACGAATCAAACTGTACACGCTATTTATTTTTCAAATATAACTACTGCTTCGGTGGATGTTTATTTGAGGCTTTACGACAATGACACCCCCACGGCTATAACAGGTGGTTATATTTTGTTCAAAGTTCCCGTCCCAGCCAGCAGCACTCTAGTAATAGAAAAGCCTATAAATTTAGTTTGTAGCGCTACTGCTTCGCAAACAAGAACATTGTGGGCAAAAGCTTCAGTTGCAACAGCAATTGATGCAGTGGCAAGCGTTCTGGTAATGACAGCATAGGTGATTAAACAATGGCATATTTAGGACAAGTAGATAGAAAAGCTAGTAACGTCCAAGTCTTCAATGTCACTTCTTCCACCTCTGCTACTCATGATATAGGGTGGACACCACCAAGTGAACAGACTTTAATAGTTACTATTAATGGTGTAAAGCAACATACAAATGCGTTTAGCTTTAGCGGATCAACCCTAACTCTGGGAGCTGCATTAGTTGCAACAGATGAGCTAGAGGTTGTCGGTATTAATGACATCGGTAATTCATTAACTCCAGTTGATAATTCAGTTACAACCTCAAAGTTATCTGATGACTCTGTGACATTAGCGAAATTAAATACTACCGGAACAGCCTCTGCATCAACTTATCTTTCTGGAACGATGGC